AAAATTCACCTTCAGGCACAGTGAGGTTAATACCTTTTAACGCCTGAAAACCATTACGATATGTTTTGGACAAATCTCTTAAAACCAAAGCATCAGTCATGAAATTCTCACATTATGAAAGAGGGGTATATTTTGAGCGATAATGATTAATAAACCAAGTAAAATAGTCGGAATTTTATGAAATTGAGATAAATTTATGAAGTTATTATATATAAATTGGTGCGCCCGGCGGGCACTTTACTAAAAATAACAACTTCTTAGGTTTTTTTATCTTTTCTTATTATTTCATACAAAACAATCAAATGCCGAACTAGCCAATAATCTGTACTTCTATTATTTCTTATTTTTTCCTATTATTTCAGTTAATACCATTACGCCAAGATTACGCCACAAAATTATGGCTTCATTTAGACAACGCAACGATACATGGCGAGCCGAGATAAGTGTAAACGGAATTCGCGAAAGTGCAACCTTTGATACAAAAGCACAAGCAAGAGCTTGGGCATCTAAACGTGAGACTCAGTTACGTGAACAGTCTCATGGTAAACTTCCTGACCACTCATTTTTAGAAGCTATTGAACGCTATTTAAATGAAGTAAGCATAAAAAAGAAAACTCATGAGAATGAAGTAAAGCGAATGGCTTTCTTTAAACGTGAGTATAAGAAATTATGCCAAAAACAGTTGTCAAAAGTTACCACTGACGATTTAGTCCAGTGGCGTGACTCCCGGTTAAAAGAGGTGCAGGGCGCTACTGTCAGACGTGAAGCAAATATTTTAGCTTCCTTATTTACTGTTGCTCGCAAAGAATGGAAATGGATTAAAGAGTCGCCTATGGCTGACCTCACTTTACCACCACCATCAAAGCACCGGGATAGACGAATTGCTCAGGATGAGATTGATAGATTATGTCTTGCAGCAAATTGGGATAACAATGTTCCTGTGAATTCAACTCAGCAAATTATTATTGCCTTTCTCTTTGCAATTGAAACAGCAATGCGTGCTGGTGAGATTGTTGGGTTGACTTGGGATCGTGTTTATTTAAAAGATAGATATTTAGTTTTAACTGAAACAAAGAATGGTACTAAACGAAATGTACCACTATCTAAGCGTGCAGTTGAGTTGCTTACTTTATTAAAAGGTCTTGATAAAAAGCAGGTCTTTACTTGTAATTCCCAAAGCTTTGATACGCTTTGGCGTAAATTGAGAGATAGATGTCAAATCACTGACTTGCACTTTCATGACACACGCCATGAAGCTTGTACACGTCTTGCAAGAAAATTAGAAGTTTTAGACTTGGCCCGTATGATTGGGCATAAAGACTTAAGAAGCTTGATGGTCTATTACAATGCTACTGCAAGCGAAATTGCAACGAGGCTTGATTAGCCCCGTTTACGTGGTCTTCCTTTCTTTGGCTCATCATCCGATTGTTCATTCAACCAGTTTGATAGCTCTGCCAAGTTCCAGCGTCTTCCTTGACCGCACTTAATAACATAGCGCGGTTTAGGGAAGGTTGGCAGGCAGCAAACTGCTGCCTTAAAGTGTACATCTCGATATCCCAAGAACTCAGCAGCTTGAGAATCATTTAGCCAAATATCAGAAGGTGGTAACGCTACAACAAAGTTACTACCAATATTTGCAATCGCTGTCATTTCACCCCTCCATCTCATTAAACTTTTTAACGATGGCTTCTCTAGCTTTCATCAAAAAATAATCACGTTCATCTTCTTCAAAACACCCATCGCCTTGTGGCTCTTGAGAATACAAAATGGTCTCATCACCGCAATCAGGGTAATCAACTCGAAATTCGCCATGTCTTAAGCGTAGATATCCGATCTGTTGACCTTGAAAAACTGCAATATATTGTTCAGGGCTTTCATCACATGTTTTGATTAGCTCAACTTCATCAGTAGTCAATAACATTTCACCCCTCCTTACTTTCCGCTTTTCTAAAATCAGTGCCTTCTGGATCTATCCCAAAATATTCACAAATTTCTGTAGCTTTTGTCGCACCTGGCCCATGTCTGGATACATGAACCCAATTCAAAACGTTCTTTGGCTTTTTGCTATTCATGAGGGCCATTAGATAAAGTTGCTCAAAGTCGAGACCATTCATTCCAACACCTCGGCGCTTTTTTCAATGTACCCATTAGCCCATTCGTTTAAGATTTCCTTTTCAACAAATTCTTGCTTTTCAAAGAAGCCTAGCGCATTCCATTCTTCTTCTGAAATGTAGTCACTTAGCAATAAATCCTCTTCTTGGTTCCCTATAACAAAGCCAATAGAGAGCTTTAAACGAACTTTGATAGAATTAAATTCACTCACGCCTCAGCTCCCGATTCAACATCCAACAACATGCTGCCTTCCTCTGGATATTCGGTCATCCAA